TAGGAACACCTCATCCTCCCGTCCCAGTCAAGTTTTGCACCAACGAAAGTAGAATTAAAAACGCCAAGACTCCGATAACCAAGGATATGGTCAATAAGAGGCTCAAGCATAACCTCGCGACGGGCGACAACCGTAAGTGAGTCATCATCGCACGAGGCGCCTTTCGTGTTCTTCCCCTTGACTTCTTGTTGACCGAGAATACGGTAGAAGATTTTGACTTGCTGTGTTGGGGAATCGTACCACGGCGCCGCCGTTTTTGATTTAACCAGCTGAACATCATCCCAAACCCCTTTGCTGATTTCAAGGAAATATTTTTCCAACCGCGCCCGCTCTTCCAGTAATGCCATACCGAGAGAGTTCTTCAACGGTTTGTTAATCTTGACGCCTCGAAGCATCATACCGAGCAGAGGCTCAAATAAACGCATTTCGAGCTCGAAAGGTTTTTGCAAATTGAAGTGTGCGATAGTAGCCTCCAGCCCATCGACAACTCCCCAGGTTGCGACACAGTCTTTGCAGTTGTATATCCACCTTTGCTCATCGTCCTCCTTATCATTTGCCTCCTTGCGTTCATCCTTCCAGTAGCGATGAAAGTCGAGGTACATGGAGGAAAGATAATCTAAGGACTTGGGAGTTCCAGGAAAGCAAACCGCATGAGCAATCATCGTATCCATGGCTGGGATACAAACGAATCCCCAGTGACGGGCAAAGAACTGTACATCATAGAGGAAGTTTTGTCCGATGATCGCAGCACCTGGATGGGTGAGCAATTCCCGAAGTTTCAAAACGATCTGAAGTTCTTCCTCCAACGACCAATAGCTTTCCAAAGAGTCTTGAGAAAAGAATGGAATACAGATGGCTTCAGTTGCAGACCAGGACAATCCGATGCAATCTGTATAACCTGCCCTGGTTTCAATATCGCACGCGATTCGAGTTCGTTCATTCCGCACCCGGGCAAGGAGCATGTCGAGCACTTGAATAGTGCTCTCGTAGTCTGGACGGACAAGAAAGGACCAGGAAGGTTCGTGTACAGGGTTATCCAACTGTTTCCGCGCTCTTCGCAAATCGTGCATAGCTGGATAGCGCCATGCCCATTGGCGGAGTATACCAGACGGATGAAAGGTTGGTATGATCCAGGCATTGTATTCATCACTCCATAAAAGAGATCCTCGCCATTTGGTGATACCGGATTCTCCGGTTAAGGCCCAGAGGGCGGTATCACCGAGAGCGATAATGATCTTGGGTTTCGTTAAGGCAATCTCACGCTTCAACTGCATAAGCCCTTCAAGGATTTCTGGTTTACACCAACGACCGTTAACGAACTGTTCTCCACCAGTGCATTTTGACTTCGGGGGAAAGAAGTTCGAGATCAGGTTTCCGAGAGGACGGTGAGATGTGACATTGGTGATGCGACACTCGGTGCGGAGGAACCCCGATTCATGGAGCATACGGGTTAGCTCCTGGCCGGCTCTCCCAACAAAAGGCTCTTGTTGTTTGATTTCATCCACGCCAGGAGCTTCTCCGACCACAAGCACATCTGCTGGTTGTGGGCCGGAAGCGATTATCACGGAAGGAGACTCCGAAGCTCTTCCTGGAGGGTTTCCAGATGATAGATACGGGTGTGAAGAATCTCCACGGTATACACCATATGGCCCAGAAAACCGCTGGAGGGTGATGTCTCTTTGGCGTTACTCGCCTCCTGCGGTATGTCCCCACGGAGCCTGCAAAGAAGCGCCTCGGTTTGGTCGATTAAGACAGTTATCCGGCTGCTTGCCGAATCAATCTGACTATAAGCGTACTCCAGTTTATTTTCTGCTGAACGCACAACTTCTGGCCCTTTCGTATTAATGGACATTATTTTTCCTCTAATCTTTCTGAAGCGATACCAATGTTCGCCTGTTCGAGTTCAATTCCCGTTGCGGTAAGATGAAGCCTGTTTGCCGCTGGGAACACGGGACCGGAGCCACAGAACGGGTCTATGATTTTATCTCCGGGTTTCACAGAACGGGAGAGAAGCTCGACGTAAAGATCGACAGGCTTCTCCGCCGCATGTCTGGGCTTTGCGGTTGCCGGGATTCTGATAACATCGTGGGCAACCTTTGTGGTCTCCTTATCGCCTTTGATGGCGTAGAGGATTGCCTCGTAGCAAAGGCGTGGCCCATGCTGGGGTCTCGGAAGTGTGCCCACGTTGCCTTTGTCCCAGATGAGTGGTCGAGACCAGACATACCATCCGGCCTCTCGGAACATCTCTGCAAGAGTGGGCCAATTCCTGATGTCGCAGAACACATAGGCGTGTGATTGAGCGGCTGCGACACGAAAAGACTCATGAGCAAAAGGAACCATAATCTTTTGCCAGGACTCGAATGAGTCGTCGTACTCATGGTTGATGAGTGTCTGGTCGCCAAAGGTGTGGGCGCCGACTCCGTATGGAGGATCTGTGATGATGACATCGAAATGCTCCGGGGTCATATTGTGGAGTTCGACAATAGCATTACCATGGGTAAGCTGGTGGCGATGATCCAGCTGAGAATTCAGGTTAAACTTTTCGGCCAGTTGTTCGTTCTTCTCCTTCTGCTTTTTATGCTGAAGAATCTTCAACGCCTCTTTCTTTGACTTGGCCTTTGCAATATCCTCGTCCCCCAGGTTATCTGCGATGAGGATATCGGTCGATAGCGCGGTGGTGTCGGTGCCAGAGAAGGGACGCTCTCCCTTAAGTTCCCTCGCCGTTTGCTCGAGTGTTTGCGTCCCGTTCGTTTGCAGTTGGCGGAGTCGATGGAGTTCTGCGTGGGCCTCGGACTCTTCCTGCCACGTCAGGTCCTCTCGCTGAATGTTCTCATGCAGCTCCATCTCACGGAACTGAAGTTCATCCGCAGGGGAGACGCGGGTGACAGGGATAAAACCAGGAGGGACCTCCACTCCATTGTACGAGAATGTCAGGCCCTTGCGGTAAATAAGCTCGACGGCTCGGGAGCGGCGATCACCGGCAACGAGATCATCGACATCCTTACGGAGGACAACGGCATGGAGAAGCCCATGAGCAAGGATTGAATCTGCCAGCTCAACGATCTTCATTTCGTCGAAGAACTTGCGTTGGCGGGTATCCTTATTGATGGAGGAGAGTTTTACGAGTTGATCCATTAGGAACTCCGGCGACGTTTTTCTATACGTTTTGCATTACGCTGTGCTTGAACATCTGCCTTCCGCTCGATTTCCTTTGCAAGAATGTCAGAGGCACGGAAGGCCTGGAATCGTCCTTTAACAACGGAACCGTTGCGTCTGGAACCAAAGATATTTTTATGTACCATGATATCTCCTTCAGAAAGCAGGGGCCGAAGCCCCCGCCTCCATTCGGTTACGGTTTAGGAAAGGGCGGCAACGTGTTTGACGTCGTTGTAGATCTGACCTTCGTCACCCATGCGATGCTTGACAGTCACGACTGCAACATTCCCCTGCAGCATGCTGGGCGCCCAGGCCTGTCCGGGAGTGTTCTGGCCGAGCGCAGCACGGAGACGTCCGAGCTGGACGTTCTGGCCTTTGCCGGTCAGGAGTGCACCGCCTTCGGACAAGTCCAGGAAAATGGACTGACGGACGGATTTCTCATGTGCATCTTCGTTGTCGGGTGCGTCCAGTTTCCAGGTCACATCCATCACGGGGGAACCATTCTGGGTTTCGCGACCATCCACCTTGTCAATGACAGCGTTGTATTCGCCTTCGGGAATCGGAACGTATTCGGTTGAGGTTGCTTCTTCGGTGGTTGTCTGCATGAATTCTTCAGGATTGAAAGACATGGTTTGTTTCCTCTTTCTGTTCGGAAAAATGTTACTGTTAGGTAACGGTTATGGGTAGACTCATCAGCAGGCACATACCCAAGTGCCTGAACAAGGAACACGACAGCGGTCACCAACCATTGAGCGGATGGGGAGATAGGCAAAGACCTTCCGCGTCTGCCGTGTTCCTATGTTTCGTCAGATTATTCCTTTCTCCTGGGCGAGCCATTCAGGAATTTCGAGATAGGTAAAGTCCTCGTCGAAGTCCTGGATTTGTGAGCGGGGAATCCACATCCGCTCGCCTTCGAAGTTGATTTGAATGGCCAGTTCAGTACTGCCGACGCATTCAACATCGTACAGCGCTACGCTTCCATCTGCAAGTTCAACGAAACTGGACATCAGAGAATACCTCCCATTTTCTTCCACTCATCGACAATCAATTTGAAGTCTGGTGAAAGGTTGTCAGAGATGGGAAGGTTGCGAGCCTTGAGATCAGCGCCGGTCGCAGCGGTACTCCATTTGAATGAAGTTCCCTCCCGTTTTGCCATAATGACATCATCGAAAAAGAGTGGAATTTCAGCGGGGAGCTTACGCCCGAGTGTTGCCGGCATGAGCTTAACCGCGCCGGAGATTTCATCCTTCTCCCGCTCCATATGTCCGATGAGGGTGAAGAAGCAGTTGGTATCAGAGACCAGCTTATGGACAAACCGCTTGAGGTTATCCATTGCAACACCCCAGTCAGCCTGGGACTTTGTAGGTTTGGAGCCGACAACAAGGTTCATGGCCATAATGTTAAGGCCGGAGAGGGAATCCAGGGCGAGCATACGGTCTGGCCCCCAGGAGGTGACATCTCCGAATTCCTTTCCTGTCCGATCATCAATGAAGTTCCTCAGGGAATACATGACTTCGATCCACTGGGTGTACTTCTGTTTATTGATAGCCGACATCTTTGCCAGGGCTTCAAAGGAAAGCTGATTGATCTTCTGGGCAGAGTCGATAAGATCCTCCCAGGAGGTGTCAGCTGGTGCAACGTATTTCCAATGGAGTTTATCCGACGGAATATCTCCAAGGGTAGAGGCAATTCCCGGCTCGGTTGAAAGGACAAATACCTCCAAACCGGCGGCAACAGCTGTGCGAAGGGCATAGGTTTTCCCCACTCCCGTTGGCCCGAGAAGGAGAGTGTTTGTACCGGGAATCTGCCCGGTGGTGTTTCCTGGTGAGAGTGATGTTACTTCAGTGTTCATTCTTTAATGTCCGTAGTTGTGACAGTTTCAGTTCTGGAATCGGAGGAATAGCCTTCTGGAGTGTTGACGTTTGAGGAGGTAAAACGCTCAACCTTAACCCCCGGATGTCCGAAAACTCTTTCAACCAGCCTGCCGACCTCTGCACGAGAGTTGCGGACCTCTTCGAGAACGGCACGGGCAACCGTTAGTTCCAGGTCATTGTCGCGCTTGTTCAACAGCATTTCCTGGGTACGAACGGCGCTTTCCCGTTTCTCCACAGATACTTCCCTTTCCTTCATGCCGATGCACAGCTTCTCCTGTTTGTGATAGGTTCCCTGAAGCTCCGTAAACTCCCGGACAAGAGCTGCGTGTTCTTTTGTCAACGCATCATACTTCTGTTGCAATGCCATTGCGTCATTGATGAACTCCGCCACTTCCGTAGCCGCTGCACTTTTCAGGTCTTGTTTGATTGCCTCACGAATGGCGTTATTAAGCTCGAGCATTGTCGCGTCTCCTTTTGTCAGTTTCAGTTAAAAGGCCAAAGACTCCCATGTAGGAGTCCGGGTACTCGGACGCAATTAATACCTCACGCTCAAGTACCAGCCTCGGTGTTTCTGCCAGTTCATCTGACATTAAACCAAGTGATCCAGTTCCATTACAACGATCACACTCGCGGTGGATTGCGGTGTGTTTAAAGTTTTGACTCGCGTCAGCCGGTACACACCTTGCCCAGACGCGGCCGCAGGTTGGACAGAACCAGTGTGCAGAGGACGGAGGGAAATTATGCCCGACGCGGAATATACCTGTACGGGTAGAGATTCCCATGTAAACGCCCTCGACATACCAGTGGAACTCACCCGTTTTTGTAGATCGTCCGAGTTTCAGAGCCATCGGCTTCCTCCGGGTCAGCTGTCGGGTCTTTTGCAAGTGGGTTCCAGTGGCGGATAACGAAACGATCCTCGACCCAACGCTGCGGATTCTGCGATTCGCAAAGATGACGGAAGACGCAGCCTCCGTATGCGTTGCATGTTGAGTCCAGATCGTAGTCGAAGTAAAACGCCTTCCACGCATCCACGGCTCGCTGAAGATCACGGACGAGTTGCTGGTACCAGCGTTCCTGCTGCCACGGTGCGATGTCGAGGATTGCCTCGCCGAAGTTAAAAGACTTCTTAAGGATGCAGGTACCGCGGACGATTGCTCCGAGAACATCCATGCCGAATGTGTTTGCAGCCCAGACATAGCCGGTGAATTGGGCACGGAGGGGCCACTGACCAGCCCATTTAGGGCCGAGCTGAGAGGTCGTTTTCTCATCAACGACGTAGAGCATGGAGGAATACTCTCCCAGCATGTCAAATCGTCCAGCATAAATAAGTGGTTCCCCCGTGAGGGGATGCAGCACTTCTGGAATGGGAAGCCCGAAGGTGAACTCGACTGCCGGCCCGGTTGCAGCTTGATACGGCTTGACGTAATCCGTTGCCGGATTCCAGTTCTGAAGATACGCGTCAAAAGCAAGGAGACAGTTTTCGAGTGTCTTCGGGGTGGGATCGTCATATTCAAGCTCGTACTCCCCCCACTCATCGAATACTCCAAAAATTCCAGCTGCCAGCGCTGCATCATAACGCTCCCGGAGGTCCAGGGTTGAGTTCGTATCGTAAAAGACTTTCCTGAAATCTTCCAGACCCCGGGCGAAACAGGCGCCGAAGTGAAGGTGGATGGAGACCTTCCTGGGAGCGAGGCGGAAAAGGAACTCATACATGAACTTGCGGGGGCACGAAACAAAACTCCCGCGCATCGTTGAATCCCAGATGAGGGGAAAGTCCGGGCGTTCACTCAGGTTTACTAGCATTGACCGCTCCTTTTAAAGTTTCGGTGAATTGATATGCAGGCATGTGAATAATCAGTCGCTCGCCGTCGACCTCGAACATGAGCTTATCTGCATTTCTTTGCAGTTCGTGTGCCTCCCTGCGAAGGGCATAGCGAAAGGAATAGAACTGACCACGAAGGGCAAGCGCTTCCTTATGATCCTTGCAGGGAATTTCAAAAGTTCCACGCTCGATGGCGAACTTCAGTGACTGGAGGAACAGTTCAGAATACCGTTTAACTGGTTTAACCCGCGCCATTGCCGCCTCCAAACAAATCCTGTAGATTCGCATCTGGGTCGATGGTGGGAGCTTTTTTTCTTGCAGCCGATTCCACAGACTTGCCACGATGCTGACGGAGGGCGATGAGACCCTCGCGAAGTTCTTCAGGAGAAGGCTGAACGGCTTGTGCCGCATCTTCCTTTCCTTCCGAGCGCAGAGCCTTTGCTTTAAGGATGCGGGAGCGAAGGTCGTTGATTTTAGTAATGGGCGTTTCGTCGGACATTGTAATCTCCGGTTTTGTGATTTGAAATATTTTCCCACGTTTCCCCGAGTCTGTCAAGCCTTTTTTATCGGCTCTCGAAACCCGGGGAAGGTGGAGTTATGCTCCGCTTGCGTACTTACGGAGAAGGGCCATTGCTGGGCGCCCAGTCATTTCCGTTTTTCCTGACATGAAGGAGTCAAGAAGCTCGGATAGGAGGGCGTCAGCGATCTCGGCCCGAGCACCATAGGGTACTTTACCTGTCGCCGGATTAGTGATAACGAGATCCAGTTTTCCAACCGTTGAGGAAGGAAGGGCAAGCGTGAGACGATACGGAGGATCAACTTTCTTCGGTCTCATCGGACGTGTCCTGTTCGGTATCCTTCACCCCGGTTGAACCGAAACCGCCTTCATTGCGCTCGGTTTCGTTCAGTTCATCAACAACATGGAGCTCGATTTCCGGGGTTTGGAGGAGGAGAAGCTGCGCGATACGCATACCCCGCTCGATGACGACGGTTTCCGTCTCCGTCATATTATGGGCCACGACGCAGACCTCGCCGCGGTAGTCTGAATCAATCAGGCCGGGAGAGTTAGCGACCCCGAGACCGGCGGTCAGGGTGAGGCCGGAGCGGGGAAGAACGAGACCGCAAAAGCCCTCGGGGATGGCAACGGAGATTCCGGTAGAGATCAGCTTCCGCTCGCCGGGAAGAAGGGCCACTCGGTTGACGTTCGCATACAGGTCGAAGGCAGCAGCGCCGGGGGTCTGTTGCTTTGGGATGTATGCCTCCGGGGGGTTGAGGTTTGTTTCGCCGTCCTCGTCCAGAAGAACGGGGATGTGGTCGGAGAGAAGTTTGATTTTCAGTTTCATGTGTATTTTCCTTTTATATCAAGGACGGGTTATAAAAGCCCCATGAGGGCTCGGTATAGTGGAGAATCCGAACGAAGGCGGTGGCAAACAGCTGCCATTGCTTTTCCCTTCGGAGTAAAACGAAAGCGCCAACGTCTCTTCGGGTCTCTGGCATCGCTACGATTCAGGTCTTTTACAAAACCCCTGCGATAAAGGCCGAGAAGAACCCGGCCGTCGCGGCAGAAACGCACAGCATAATTGTTCTCCGGCTTATAGGCGCGGAGGAAGATGAACTGATTGGGAGTCAGTTTCATGAGTACTTCTCCTGTTCAATAACGTCTTTAATCCAGGCGATGATTTCATCTTCCATATCAGGAAGAACATCGCTAATAAACGGCAGCCAGTTAAGGTTGTAGACTGGAGAGTATTCTCGAGCCGACACGATCTCTACTGTTGGCGGTTCGTCTGGGGCTCGGTTCTCCAGGCATCCACTGAATTGCCCTTCCCGTCCGGGGTAATAGGAGAATTCTACCTCTATTGCTCGGTCTCCGAGAACATCGAAGGCTTTTAAAACCATAGCAACGCCCGGTAGAATCTCATATGTCCCCCAGGGGAAGGACACCTCATTTTCATTCAGGGACAGCGTAATGTGGCGATTCATAAAAACGACCTTTAAGTTGAATTTTGGACCCAAACACTTGTTCCACTTCCTTGAAAAGAGTCATACCGAGTTTATCATCTTTTCGGGGCCAGATGTTATGCTCAATCGCAAAGCAGATGAGACCGAGACCTATCTCCGCCTCCCAGCCGTTATCATATGCCTTTAAATCCCAGTTGACAGAATACATTCCATCTTCCCGCTGTTTATTATGAAGGCGATAGTATACAAAGAGGCTCTCATCATGGCAAGCAACGAGGATCATAATGTCACATGCGTGACACCGCCCCTCCCAATACTGTACGCCGAGAACGCTGGCATCAAATTGACTCATCGCCTCACGGAAAACGGAGGGGAAATTGATATGATGATCCGACGTATCACCGAGCTCGGCGAGCAGAAAGTTCTGAAGTCTTGTGGCGTCTTTCATTATACACCTCCCTTACAGACGACGGAACGTGAACCAGAAGAAACAAATCCTGGGGAATATTGCACCATTCCGAGTGAGTCCAGCAACGCAAGTTCACGCTCTGGGACACTTGCAGTGAGGGTGCATTCGACTCGTATAGACCCTTTTTTCTTGCTGATAAATTTTATCAGGTCCAGGCCTCCTACGAACATACGTTCATCCGCGAGCTCGATGAGGTCATCATACTCCAGGGGCTTCGTTAGTTCAAAGCTGACCTCCGACTGCGCCGTCGTATCTCCGATACGCACTCGAATGAACGGATGGTAGAGGCTACTGGTCAGGTCCAATCCAGTCTCTTCTTCCATTTCTTTGACAAGCTCATCGACAATGTCAGGAAGGCAAGGCTGACTGAGCAGTTGGTGCTCAATCCTTGTTTTAGTAAGGTTCCACAGCAAATGTTCGTGTGGAGGGGATTCCATATACTGACTTACTTTTGTAAAGCGGCTCATGACTATCTCCTAAAGTTGACGGTGTGGGCGGTTAAGCTCCGTTTCCAGCCAGTGAATGGCTTTGCGGAGTTGAGCTTTCCAGCGTTTACATTGGTGCATGTAACGGTTCCATTCCTGTGAATCCTTCGTGTCTCTAGCCAAGCCACGGTAGAAATTCAGCCAACGCCGGCACATATTTACGGCGCTACGAGCAGCGCCAATTCGAACCTCGTCTCGTTTCATTTTCTATCTCCTTGGTTGATAGAATCGAGGGCACTCGCACGGGAAATGCAAATGCCCTCTGGTCTATCAATGAAGGTTACTGAACAGAATCAGGTCCTTTGGTGTTTGCCTGTTCATCCATGTACTTCTGATGGGCGACAGCATCAGCTTCCTGAATCTCTTTCGCGTAGTCGTTCCAGGATTCCATACTGTCGAACCTTCCATGACTTACCGGGGTTTCGATCATCGGAGCTCCGATAAAGACACAGGAATTATCTTCCATCAGAAAAACGGTTCCCCATTCGTGGCGAGGGCCGCAGAAGCTGGACAGATGCGCCTTGCAATTTCTCATAGCAGCTTCATAGAAATTGTCCAGGACATCGAAAAGCACCTGATTGTTGGCCTTGTAGAATTCCTTGAAGTCCGGCATCTCGGGAAGGTCCAGTGGATGTCGGAAAATGGCGCCGTCCGGTGCATACTGCGCAGTCAGACGAGCGGCGTCACTGTCGTCGAGGGATTCCTCGTGAGACGCGTTGTCCTTAAGTTCCTGCAAACACTTTTCCAGCTGTTCCGGGTTGTCGATAGCAACGACCTTCACGCCTGCTGTCTCGAGGGTTTTGGCAGTTTCCTGGGTCGCCCTTGCATCGACCAGATCAGTGTTGTCGAGTTTTTCAGTCATTTCGTGCTCCTTGAGCGTTGGTGTAATAAGAGATCGGTACGGGAGGGAAAAAAGGTTGAATGATGTCCTCGTACCTGACAACTGTTGTGGCGGTTCGTTTAATGTCCTCCTGGTTTGCGGGGGTGTGATCGCGGAAGGTTTTTCTTCCCTCCGGTTTCACATAAATGGTAAAGAGATCGAATTGTGCTTCTGGGACTGTTTCAACCTGGAAGCAATCCTGGCAGCATGTGACGGTGGAGCACATTACATGGTGCTCCCTCGGCAGGGAAGCGTTGTTCAGCGATGGATGATCGTCAACTTCCCAGATACTCCCATCCGACTTGTGCTGGAAACGGACGAGTGGGGAACCGGCAGGGTGACGATGGATGCTGCCGCACTTGCAATGAATTTCCCTGACCGGAAGAACGATTGCTATCGCCTTCCATGGAGAAGGAATAACCTTCGCGGGAAGGCCAAGAGCGCGGAGGATCGCGTCGGATTTTTCTTTCTTTCCCGACTGCTTTGCCCGCTTTGCCTGCTTAGACTTTCGAGAGAATTCCCCGGATTGTAACAAACCCCAGAGTTCCTCACCTGCTTTGGTTGGCGCTGTGCCGTTAGTCATTTTTTTATTCCTCGTGGTTGCGTTCGTGGGGTATATTTCCCCAATGGCGATGCCATTTTAACATAGTTTCCCCACACTGGCAAGCACAAATGTAAGACGATATCATTTTAGATATTATCGTACTTTATCTCATTCCTCCCGGACAACGTGATACTTTCCAGCGTGCATATTGTGAATGATCTGAGTGAGGTAATAGTGCACATGATAGGCGGAAAGGTTGAGGGAGGCGGAAAGGGCGATGTCGCTTTCGCCTTTCAGTCCAATGACGATGACCTCGTCGAATTGACCAAGAGCTTCTCGAAGGACGACGTTCGCGCAACGGGCGGGCTCGGAGGTTTCGGGGGTGAAAACGACTTCTTTAATGGTAGCACCAGGACATTCCGTGTTGGTTGTTTCTTCATGCTCCTCCACCGCCATTTTCGTGGCGTCCAGAGCCGAAATGAATTTCCCGCATTTTTGACATTTAAGGCCAAAAATGCCGTCTTTGGTCAGTGTATCGGTCCACAGATGTTTCATACACCCCTCCCGCAATCACAATATGGGTAGCTGCAGTTTTCGGTGTCAACGCAGAATTCCGGTGGTTGGACGAACAGGGAAGGAGCGACATCCTCCGGGGGAGGAGTGCTTGGCGCCGTTTGCACTCCCGCGAATGCGGGTGGGAGCTCACTTCCTTCCTTCCCTTTCTTCCCTTTATCCGCTTCGTCAAAAAGCCCCTTGATCAAATCCTCGGGCGTTTGGTCCATCTCCGCCAGTTCAAAGGCGTTGTGGATGGCAGAGTGGAAGTCGTTGACTCGCCTGGGACGGAAGCGGAGGACGTATTCGGGCAAACTTCCTGAAGGTTCATGTCGGATGATCGCCTCGTAAGATTTCGATATCCGCCACTGTTCGGTCAGCTTCAGCTGCCTTTCCTCATCAAACTCATCCCCGGCCTTGATTGCCGCCAGGACAGCTTTCTGAAAATTATACCAGGCGAAACGAGTGTTCATGCAGAGCTTTTCGTCTGGAAAGCGGAGGGAAATTGTCTGCCCGTTCTCCATCATGTCGAATAATGACCAGAATGGCTCGGGGTAGAATTCCAGGTTCTTTGTATATTTCGGCATGGAAAATTATTCTCCTTTTACAAACTTATCAGTGAAATAAATTTCATCCAGAACCTTATTATTCGCCCCGAAGGCATAAAAAGCCTGGCATTTCTTTTCCGCGTAAAATCCAGTCGCAATCGACACAAAGCCGATGTGGGCGATAACCTTAACTGGAATGCCGTCGATGATGGTTGTATGCTGAATACGCTCAACCGGCGGAGATACGCTTATTTCTTCCAGGACTTTGATCAGCTTCCGCCATTGCTTGATTTCCTGTAATGCCTTTTCATCAATCCCTTCCATTGTGCGGTAAGAATTGTCAGTCATTGTAATTTGATGCTCGATCATTTTGATCAGAAGTTGTTTGTCGGCTTGGTTCATTGTTCGTGCTCCGATTTTGCGGGTGGGTTGGTGTGTATTCCCGATTCCATATTATAAAAGTGTTCCCAGCATGTCAACCCATATTCCCCCATAGTATCATATCCCCCGGCATTTTCTGTGAGAACATTTCCCCATGACCCCCTGTAGTAACCATCTGTGTTTTCCCCCTGTTGTAGCCTGAAAATGGGTAAATGGGGGATGTATCCCCAGAGTAATCGTCATACTTTCTATAAAATATTTTTTATACTTAAAAAAAAGAAAAAAAAATAAAAACTCAGTATAGGATACCCCCGGGGGTGGACACATGCCTCAAATCGACGTTTTCAGGCAAGAACAGGGGGTAAAGACAGGGGGCCAATACAGGGGGGTGTGGGGAAATGAGTATGCTCTTGAGGTGCAAACGGGGAAAGATGGGGAAATGATGTCTGCGGGGGAAAAATCGTTGACAACATGAACGGGGTATGTATAATGGAATTGTGGGAACGGAAGTTCCTACCGACTGAACAAATGTTTTTACCTCCAACACATGAAAGAGGATTATCTAATGGCTAAGACCAAAATTGCTGACAAAGCTATTGCTGAAGATCTGTCCGGTGTGACGCTGAGCTTCTCCGACGAGCAGAACATGACCGTGAACCTGAGCGATCTTCCCCCGGAAATCGTGACCCATCTGGCCCTGCATGGCCTGTCTCAGAAGCTGGGTGATGCCTACTCCGGTGAGAAGGACGTTGCCGTGGCGCGCGGGAAGGCGGAAGCTGTCGCCAAACGTTTGGTTAACGGTGACTGGAAGGCAGTCCGTGAAGGTGGCGGCGGTCGTATCACCGACCTGGCACATGCCCTGGCTACCGTCACTGGCCGCACCATTGAAGAAGCCGTTGGCGTCATCGAGGGTATGACCAAGGAAGCCAAGAAAGATCTCCGCAACCACGCGCAGATCAAAGCGGAATTGGCTCGCATCACAGCCGAACGTGCCGCCGAAGCTGCGGAAAGGGCCAAGGCTGACGCCGAATCCGGCCCTTCCGTTGCCGACCTGATCGGCTAATCTTTCCGCCTCCCTTCTCGTGGAAGTTTGGGCCGCCTTCGGGCGGCTCTTTTTTTGCCTGTGTGGGCACAAAGCCCTCTCGGTTTGAAGTTCTGCCTTTTCACGGACAATAAAAAACCCAGGCCGTTTCCAGCCTGGGCTCCTGTCGTGTGTTAGAACAATTCGTTCAGATCGCCTGATGATCCGCCCGCTTTCGCCGCTGCTTCGGCTTTCGCCGCCTTGATCTTGGCCAGCGCCGCCTTCACATCCTTACGCCGCCGCAACGTTGCTTTGTCCTCGTCGGACATCGTACGCAATACCGGGATGATTTCATCCAACTCCTTCCCGGTAAGGTCGGCAATGGCTTGTGCGAGCTCGCCGCCTCCGCTTCCGCCTTTACGATTCCAGTTGCCTTCAATGATGCTTTCGGCAACGGCGGCGCATTCAGCAAATGCTTCGTCCAGGTTCCCCTGGCATCCGCTGTATGAATCGCCCAGCTTTTGGGAAATCCCGTGGGCAAGCGCTTCGGCTTTGATGATTTGACCCAAGGTTTCAAGGTTAACCTTCACCTCTCGGCCATCGGTAAACAGGATTCTAATTGCACAGGCAATCCCGTTTTCATCACGCAGTACGATCTTATCAGCTACCTTAGTTCTAGCCATCTTCATTTCTCCTGGTTGTTAAAGAACCGGACGGAAATGCTCCATCCGTGCTATAAGTATAGCATAACCAGGACAAAAGGTAATTCAAGTTTTCTATGCTGCACCTGTGAAATTTATAGGCCCGACCCCCCATGGCCTCCCCCGGCCTCGGTCTCCATATGACCACTTCCGGGACTGCGCCAGTTTTCATTATAAAGTATGACGATATCTTTTTTCATATCAGCACACTTTTCCTCGCGCCACCACGCGCCCACCACGCGCCGCCCGCCGTACCCCGTGCCATACCATTCGATTTTCCCGATCCCCGCCCTACGCGTCCCCCATGGCCCGTATGCCCCCATTCCGCCACGGCGCCATGCCGACCTTGACACTCCCCCCTTTTTCCGTTATACTTGCCTCAAATCGGAGGAGGTTTTCAAATGGCCGGAACGGAACTACAGAAAGTTGGACTGAAGCACGAAGCGATTGCTCAGTATATGCTTGCGAATCCTACGGCAACGCAGAATGAGGTGGCCGTGGCGTTTAACCTGACGGTAAGCTGGTTGAGCATTATCGTGAATTCCCAGGCGTTTCAGGAATATGTTGCGAAGCTGAATGAGGAGATCCTTCAGTCGCAAGTAATACCGCTGCGAGATAAGCTCCTGGGGGTCTCGCACTTGGCGGTGGAAAAACTGGGAAAGGCAGTGGCCGATTCACAAGACCCGAGCTTTTTGCTCGCAGCTGCCGACAAGACGTTGCATCGGTTGGGATACGCTCCGAAGTCCGGGGGTGAAACTGTTACCCCAGGGCAACTGAACGTACAGCAGAATATCTTCGTGGCGGATAAAGGTTCGCTGGAAGAAGCCCGAGCTTTGATGCACAATGTTGCTGTGCTACAAACGTTGAATACTGAACAACAGGAGAAAGTGGTCAATGCACACGAGGTGCCCACCACCCAAGAGGTTTAAACCTGCGGGGACAATACTATGGACAAGATACTCACCAACAGCACCTCCTTTCGCGAGGGGACGAAGGAAAAGGACTGGACGAAGGGCCCAGGGGATCCGTTACGAGCAGAGAGGACACGACTTCTTCGAAAAGCTCTACGGAACACGCTACATTCCAAGTCCGTGGTTCCAATTTCTTGAAGAGGACAGTTGCGCTCCGCGCTGGTGCCAGCCGGATGCGCTTCTGTTCGACCCTGCTCAGGGGCGGATTCATATCCTTGAGTTTAAGCTGCAGCATACATCTGACGCATGGTGGCAGTTGAGGCAACTGTATTTCCCGGTGATTCGGAGTATCTTTCCGAAGGCTCTCTGGGATATTGCTTTGTGTGAAGTGGTGAAGTGGTTTGACCCATCGACTGCGTTCCCTGAGAAAATCGTTATGGCCGAAAAGCCTGAGATAGTTCTCGGGGGTGAACTCGGCGTTCATATCTGGAGGCCTTAATGGTTCCCGAAAAGACAGAGACTATCTCCGTTGAGGAAGTGCTGAAGCTCTCAGCGGTTGATAGTATCTTTTATTCCCGCTTCTTCTTTCCGAACACTGTCCGACAGTCTTCCCCTCCGTTCCACCGAATGATGTGGGGGAAGCTGGACGGTCAGTCCCGTTTGGTTTCCTTTATGGTATTTCGTGGAGGTGCAAAGACTACCCTTTTCCGTCTGTACCTCTCCAAGCGAATTGCCTTTGCGATTTCCAGGACGATTCTCATCGTTGGTAAATCCCAGGATCATTCCCGTCGGACTGTCGAATGGCTGATGAAGCAGGTGGAATACAATACTCGCTGGGCCGCTACCTTCCAACTTCGAAAAGGGAATAAGTGGACGTCAGAGGAGATTGAGATTTACCATGGGACTGATAACATTCCAATCAGGGTTATTGCTCTGGGTATCACCGGCTCTACCCGTGGAATCAACGTGGATGACTATCGTCCTGACCTTATCCTCGTCGATGACCCTTGTGACGAGGAAAACACTGCTACTCAAACGCAAAGGGATAAGACGGAGGATTTACTTCTCGGGTCGTTGAAGAACTCTCTAGCTCCCAGGAGTGAGACCCCCCTGGCGAAGATGGTTTTATTGCAGACTCTTCTTGATGACGATGATGTGATCTCTAAGTGTGATCGTGACTCTACTTGGGATTCGGTTCGCATTTCAATCTTTACCGAAGATGGGGAGTCTGCGTGGCCGGAACGCTGGACGACGGAAGAGCTTCTGAAAGAAAAGCAGTCGTTTATCGACAGGGGCAAGCTGCCGCTTTGGATGCGGGAGATGGAATGCCAGACCGTCACCGGGGAGCTAACGGCGTTTCGTTCGGAACTTCTGAACTATTACGAAGTTTTACCTCCGCTGGAACAGTTAACCACTTTTATTATTGTTGACCCTGTTCCTCCGCCGTCCGACCGCGAGCTTCGGGAAGGGTTGAAAGGAAAGGATTACGAGGCCTGGGCTGTCGTCGGTCTCTGGCGAGATATTGTAACTGGGTACAAAAAAGTGTTTGTCCTTGAAACACTGAAGATGCGCGGGCACGATCCAGATTGGTCTGTAAAAACTTTCTTTGAGTTACTTGACAGGTGGAAGCCCATTAAGGTAAAAGTAGAAAGTGTGAACTACCAACGGACGTTGAAGTGGTTGCTGGAAAAGGCCATGCGGAGGAAGGGGAAATATGTCCTCGTCGATGATCATGTACCAGAGAGACGGAAGAAATCCTACCGAATTGTCGATGCCCTGGGTGATGCCATTGGAAACAGGGAACTCTATGTTCACGCGTCCCAGCATGATCTCATCTCGGCTATTGTCAACTATCCGTTCGTTGACTTCGACGATGAGATTGAAGCAGTCTCGATTGGAGTTGCAGAAGCCGCGGCTTATACTGGCATGAGGGATACAGACAGTATCATTGAAGCCGAGGCTGAAATACCTGATTTGGAATACGAGGGGAGCTGCCCGTGAGTGAGTCTTTAAACATCGAACTGCGGTTTGACGGTCAGAAGCACAGTGATGTGCTAGCGGCTCTCGATGCCCGAAAGGAATTGTCCGAAAATCGTATGAGTGATTTGTACGAGGATATGCGGGACTCGGAGGAGCTGTACACTGCATATATGCCTGAAAAAGAGGCTGACCGGATCAGGAATAACCGGCGGAAAAGTGGCGATCCTCAGTTCACGACCATTCAGATTCCATACTCCTACGCGGTTTTGCTCTCCGCGCATACTTACTGGACAACCGTTTTTCTTGGTCGTTCGCCGGTGATGCAGTTTACAGGCCGGCATGGAGAGTCCCAGCAATCCATCCAAGCCGTTGAAGCTGTGATGGATTATCAGATGCATGTGGGCCAGCAGCTGGCGACGCACTACATTTGGATGCACGATGCTCCGAAGTATGGCTTTGGTGTGGAGTGTTCGTATTGGGCGAACGAAACCATACAGACCTCCAAGATTACTGAAGTTGATCGTACCTTTTTTGGTATGAAGCTGGAGGGGAAAAAGAAGAAGGTTAAGCAAACCGTTAAGATTCCAGGGTATGAGGGAAACAAAACCTTCAACGTTAGTCCTTATGATTACCTCCCCGACCCACGGGTGCCAATCGTCTCGACGCAAGAAGGCGAGTTCGTCGGACGGAAGCTGAAGCTCAGCTGGAACGCGATTGTTCGTGGAAAGGACCAAGGCCGGTATTTTAATGTCGAGGTGCTGAAGCGCCTGCGAAATACGAAGCACATGACGGATGGTGAAAGTTCTGAGCACAAAGAACGGATTGAGGACACTGCCGCGGCCGCCGATACAGTTAACATTCGTGACATCGGCACTTTGACTGGGTATGAGATGCACGTGGACTTGATCCCGATTGACTGGAAACTTGGCCAGTCTGCATCACCGGAAAAGTGGGTTTTCACTGTCATCGAAGATGTCATCATCGAGGCAAGGCCAACCGGCGATTTGCATGGTAAGTTTCCTTATCATGTACTGCCGTATGAGATTGACGGGCATTCTTTCACCAACCGCTCGATGATGAAAACCCTGGAATCATTGAACCAGACCGTCGACTGGCTCATGAATACCCATTTCTATAATGTTCGCGCAGGGTTGAATAATCAGTTTATTGTTGACCCTTTCCGTGTCGTTATCAAGGATATTACGAAAGCAGGAGCGGGGAAGCTCATTCGCCTGAAGGAAAGTGCCTATGGCACGGACGTGCGCTCGGTTATCCAGCAACTGCCCGTTACTGACCTGACCCAGGGCCATGTACGGGATACCCAGCTCGTGGCTGATATGATCCAGCGGGTTTCGGGCGTTACTGATAATATCATGGGAATGGTTAATCCAGGTGGGCGCAAGACGGCTACGGAAATCCGCACCTCGTCCACATTCGGTGCAAACCGACTGAAGACTCTGGCGGAGTTCTGGTCGGCGGTTGCTCTGGCGCCGCAGGCTCAGATGCACCTGATTTCGACCCAGCAATATTACGACGCGGAGCAGAAGTTCAAGATCGCCGGGAATCTGCTGGAAGACGCTCCAAAGTTTATGGCTGTTACGCCGGACCTTCTCGGAGGTCAGTTTGACTTTGTACCAGTCGACGGCACTATGCCGATTGATCGGTACGCGCAGGCGAATCTCTGGCGGGAGATTCTCATGGGAACACATAAAATGCCTGCCATTGGACAGCGTTATGATGTGGGAGGGATATTTGAGTGGATGGCGCAGCTTGCTGGCCTGAAGAACATTAAGCAATTCCGTATTCAAGTTGTGCCAGATGACCGGCTTCTGGGACGCGACGGAGTTAATGCAGTAGCATTGGGAGGTCCTGATGGACGAGAACGATTTGGATCTGGAAGCGCAGAGGGAGATCAGGCACGAGTTAGTGAGCCTGGTCAAATCAGCGGGATGGGCGCGACTGGGTAAGATTATAGATGCTCAGGTAGAAATGCGTGAGCGTCGTATCCTGGCAGAAGACCTGGACACTAAAGATCAAGTGGCTGAGGTTCGGAAGCTTAAAGAGGAGCGGAAAGCGTTGAAGTTGGTTATGCAGCTCCCCGAGACTATCATTGAGGGTATAGACGAGGAATTAAGCGATGTTGAAGAGACTGAGTAAAAAATATGTGTTCATGGACGAGGAAACCGGTGCTGAGGTTATTACCCCAGCGGCTGGTGATGAGCCTGTCGACGAGGGTGTCGATTCAGATGCATGGGGGGACCTCGTCGAAAATGAGGTTCCGGGACAGGGCGCCGAACTGTCCCAGGCTGGAAGTGAGGACGACTTCCCAGTTCCTAAGGCACCTGTTGCAACGGTTGATGATGATGTGCCGGAAGTACCGCCTACGAGCCAGGAACCCGCGCCGACACCTGAACCCGAACCAACAGTGCCGCCGGAACCGGAATCGGAACCTACTCCCGAACCCGAACCGGAACCACAACCGGAGCCTGAACCAAAAGAGGAGCCGCCGAAACAGTTATCTGAAGAGGAAAGAAAGGCACTCTACGCTGAAGCTCATAAACAGCTTACCCAACGGTATGGGCTGAATGAAGCTGATGCTGCATTGATGCAGACTGAACCGGAAAAGGTGCTGCCACAACTTGCTGCCAACCTGCATATGCAGATATACAACGACGTCATTGCGTCGATTATGCAGTATTTGCCTAGCGTGGTTACACAGCATGTTACTGGCATGGAAACGCAGAAGAAGCATACGAGCAGCTTCTACTCGCGTTGGCCAAAGCTGGCGAAACATAAGACAGAAGTTGCGAATTTCGCGCGTCTTTACGGCCAGCTCTACCCCAACGCTACAGCGGAAGAAGCTGCGGAGAGTATTGGTAAGCATGTGATGATCGAACTCGGGTATCCTTTGGATGCTCCGTCCGAGTCTCCTCCGCCTGCCGGTACTCCTACTGCCGCTTCCGCACCCCATGTGCCTGCCGGTCAGTCTTCAGTAACTGAACATCCGACCGCTCCGAAACCTTCGGAAAATCCCTGGTCGGCATTTGTGGAAGATTTGGAAGAGGATTAATACTATGGCTGTTGCAGGACTTCGTGGTACTGGCGATTGGGGCACTGGTGAGCGCCCCAAGAATTTTCGTGAATCCATCCTTTGGCGTGATCCGAACGGCTCCGCTCCCCTGACCGCCCTGATGGCGAAGATGAAGAAGGAGGTCACCGACGACCCCGAATTCAGCTGGTGGGAAGAGGAACTGAACGTCGTACGTCTGCAGATTGCTGGTGCGCTTACCACCGGTGATACTACTTTCGTTATCGACTCCGGTGATGCTCAGGACCTGGTAGCAGGTGATGTGATGCTGGTGGAGAAGGCCGCTGAATCGGCGACCTATGACAACGAACTGATTGTGGTCTCCAGTGTCACCAACACTACCACCTTCGTTGTAACTCGCGGGCAGGCCAACACTACCCCAGGCACTATTGCTGACGACACGTTCTTGACCAGAATCGGCAATGTGTTTGCGGAAGGTACCGGCTCTCCCGATTCCTCCACCCGCAACCCGACGAAGTATCTGAACTTTACGCAGATCTTCAAAACCTCTTACCGTATTACCGGCACCGCTGAGAACACTCACGCTCGTACCGGTGACCCGGTCAAGAACGACAAGAAACGGAAGATGTTCGATCACTCCGCCAACATGGAGTTTGCGTTCGTCTTCGGGCGTCCGTATGAAACCACTGGTTCCAACGGCAAACCCAAGCGTTTCACCGGCGGACTCATGCACTACCTGTCCGAAGCGTACAGTGCCGGTTATACCCACTGCCGTAGAATCTTCACCACGACTCCGACCGAGGACGACATCCTCAACGCGGTTTATAAGGTGTGGGATTACAACTCCAACGGCGCCGGCAATGAACGTATCGTTCTGGCAGGTAACGAGGCCCTGAATACCCTGAACAAGATTGCCCGGGATTCCAGCTCTACCCGGATCAACTTCGAGGGGACTGTCAAGGTCTACGGCATGGAGCTCCAGAAGTGGGTTACCCCGCAGGGTACCCTGTACATCAAGACCCACCCGCTGTTCAATACCCACGGTTACTATACTCGTGGTATGCTGGTAATCAACCCGGCCGGTATGGTGTACCGTCCCATGAAGGGTCGTGACACTCGTATGCAGGATAACATCCAGGCAAACGATGCCGATGAGCGCAAGGGTCAGTACTTTGGTGAGTGTGGTGTTGAATTCCAGCACCTGAACACCATGGCCTATCTGGGTAACGTCTACAAGGCGTAAGCTACCTCCTTGGGGGGACTTCGGTCCCCCACTTTTTTAGGAATTTATTATGGCTTTCAAACGCATTAACTTGCTGAGTTATGATGCAAGAACGGTTACTGGCGAGGGGTCCCCGACGTCGACGGTCCAGCATGAACACTACGATTCCGACGCCCGGTTTTTCCTGAAGGCTCCCATCGTTTCGGGAACCTCACCTACGCTGGATGTCAACATTGTGGCAACCGTTGAGGGCGTGGACCACGTTCTTGCCTCCTTTACACAGTTGACAGCGGCCGGGCAAGAGTCGCTTGTGGTTTCACAGTGTCCCGAAACTGTTAAAATCGAATACACAATCGGCGGCACTACACCGAGCTTTACCTTTGCTGTTGAAGTCGAGCGAAACCACCGGAAGCCTGTCTAATGGGCTTTCGTGTCGTACACAAGAACAACGCTCCCTGGCCCCCCAATACATGGTTTGACTGTGATGATGGGTGGTGCCAGGAGATCGTTCCGCATACTGATCGTGGAAAGGTTGTCTCTTTCCATACAAAGGGATTGATGATTCCCATGGAACAAGTAGCTCCCTGGACGGTCGGTATTATTAAAAGAGGGCTTGAGGTTGGAGGCTATCGACGAGGATGAAAGATTATCATGTAGCGGTTTGTGTACCGTCCACTGGCGAATGGGTTGATGACTTTGGCAAGTCGCTCGCTTTAATGTTTTCTTACTTTGCTCAGAACCGTGTCAAAGGCGCGCGTAGTCAGCGGATGTCATTGCTGACCGCAAAAGGGAGTATGCTGGTATACCTGCGCCATCTTTTGACTGTGAATGCGCTGAGAAGCAAGGCTACCCATATCCTGTACCTTGATTCTGATATGGCCTTTCCGAAGGATCTGGCAAACAAGATGTTAGAGCGGGATAAGCCTGTCCTTGCATTGAACTGTACAACAAGGGTTCGTCCCGTCCAGCCGACGGCCTTTGATATGCAAGAACAGCGTATTGACTCCCGAAAACGGCATGGCGTTGAGGAGATTGCTCATGCAGGTATGGCGGTGATGATGGTGGAGGCAACTCAGTTGCGTAACGTCCGTCCGCCGCTGTTTATGATGGAGTGGATGCCAGAGGAAAACGCCTACTGCGGAGAAGATGTATATTTTTGTATGAGGCTGCAAGAAGCTGGAGTAAAGATTTTTACGGACCACGAGCTTTCGTTGACGATCAAGCATGTTGGGAGGCACAGTTACTCCCACGATGATCTGGAGTGAATTAGATGCCCTGGGACTTCTTTACAGACGATGAATTGCGCTGCAAATGCGGCTGCGGTGAGATGAAGATGCAAGACTCTTTTATGCAAAAGCTCGTTGCACTTCGTGCTACATCTCAGTTTAAGTTCATCGTCCGTTCTGCGTATAGGTGTCCAGAGTATAACGCACAAGAAAGCTCAACTGGTTTTGATGGCCCGCATACTACTGGACGCGCCATTGATATCAAAGTGTCCGGGTCTCGCCAGCGAGCTTGGTTTTTAACAGCGGCTATTTTTGCTGGATTTAATCGAATCGGTATAGGGAAAACGTTCATTCACCTGGATGATTTGACCGAGGAAGATGGATTCGACGAAAACGTTGTCTGGCACTACTACGGGAATTAACATGTCCTTCGTTCCTCACTCCTTCAATTTGCATGATTTCCTGAGCCACTTGCCACTGTTGGGTTTGGCGATAAGTAAGGAAATTCCAATGGATGATAATGGGCTGAAAACATTAATAAGAGATTTGGCTGGAGCCGCAATCATTGGTCTCGTTACTGGTTTTGTTATTCTACAAGGAGTGACCATTAAATTGGAAACTCGTTTGGATACTGTAGAAAACCGGCAAGTGGAGATTGTTAATATTCAGGCTGCTCAAGGATCGGTGTTGACCGATCTGCGGATTGAGCTGGCGAGGCATACGGCTAACGGTAAAAAAGAGCTTCCGTAATGGCAATTACGTTTGTTAACTCCTCTTCGGCATCCAGCTTAGGTCC